CCGACTGCATCCCCAGTGCGCCACCTATAAAATTTCCGAGCAATGCCATTCGGTTTACTCCTTATGCGTAATTATCAGCTTTAAGCTCAACTGGGCCGTTGATACCTTGGAAAGTGTTTGTATTAACCCCAGCCTTCTTTTTCTTTTTTGCTTTGTTGCTGTTCCAATAGCTATCTGCGCCGTAGCCAGTGCCCGATGTGGTATTGAACCCAGCAAACAAGTCAGAGATATTTTTACCCGCACCTTGTGAAGCTTGGATAGCTGCGTCTTCAGCTTTCTGAGTATCCTGAGACAAACTCTGAAGTGCGTTAGTGTACGTAGCAAAGTTTGCAGAGTTAGGAATCGCTGATAGCCCAGCTTGTGTCACTTGGTTCTGAGCAGTTAGACCCTTCTGGAATCCTTCGTCGTAGCGAGAGCTAACATTACGCGCTGAGTCTAGGCTCATACGGCGCTTTTCTGCTTCGCTGATGTCACGGCCACCGCTCTGCAATGAAGCTTTACGGTACTGCTCACGCAGCTTACGTTGTTGGTCAATGGCTTCTTTGTTAGCCGCTTGGAACGCCATGTATGTAGGATCGTACTGCTCTGCTTGCTGTAAGAAACCCTTAGCCGCATCCATCTGGGCGTTAAACGCAGCCTCATCGCGTTCTTTAAGCTCTGCGAGTTCAGTTTTACGCATCTCAAGTAGCTCACGCTGTTCTGGTGGCATCTCTGGATCAGGTGCCATTGCCGCACCAAGTAGTTGAGCACCGGCCTGCATTGTCAAACTAGCCAAGGAAGCAGGGTCTGTGACCTTACTGACAAGCGCTGAGCCTGCGTCTTTCATGTATGCACCTGACTTAGCCGCAAACGTAGCGTCAGGGCCAAGTTGTTCCATCGCTGTTTTTGCAGTTCCAGTTGTTGTATTATTAGATAGTTTAGCGGCTGCGTCGCTTACACCTTCAGGATTTCTAAGGCTAGCATTCTGCAGTGTGGCTTCGCCTGTTGTAGCGTCTGCTAGTGTACCACCGGTTGCGTCACTGGTTAGCGTATTGCCTGCATCTGTAGTATTTAACCCAGCTTCTGTTCCGGTCTGACCAAAGGTGGTGCCGAAAGTGTTATTAGCTGTCGCTTGAATGCCTGTGTCTGCCACGTTACCAAGACCCGCTCCGGTACTTTGTGCAACACCGTAACCACCGATACCGCCGCCGATTGCGCCCATAATCGCGCCTGACTTAACATCGCCGCCCATAACTTTAGCTGAGATAGCTCCGAGTCCTGCACCGACAACAGCCGAAGTCACCGCCGCTCCCACAGTAGTGGCAGCAAAAGCCGATATAGCAGAAATACCTGCTGAGGCTACAAGCGAGCTTGCAATAGCAGGTGCTGCGATTGGGATAGCAACTGCAACAACGACAGCTAGGACTTTCTTAACCCCGCCGCCGTGCTCAGTTGGTTGAATACGTCTTATGATAGTTCCGTTAGTGGGCCTAAGTGCAACCACCATCGGGTTTATTGTGATAGCTGTCATTTTAGACCTCCATTAAATCTTGTTTTAGTTGGACATATTTACGCTCAAAGCCAACAGTTGAAAGAATACGCTCCATTCCAGGGGCTACCGAGCACTCAATCTGTGTAACACCACAGATACGCGCCCATCCACAGACATCAGCCCAGAACTTCTTAATAAGGTGCCGAAGGTCTTTACCTCCCATAGCCACAACATTCATAGCTGTGTACTGTGGGTAATATACTAACTGTAGAACCAAAATTAATTTTACGTCTGGTAATTCAGTGTCGTCATTTTTTACTGCTATGGCATACATCTGGCCTTGCATGACGCTTGTATAAAGATCGTCTATAGTGCACTCACCGTGCATACCTTCTAGGCAACGATCTAAATGCGGCACACATTGTGCCCAATATTTATCCACTAACTCTTGAGTAGAAAGCAAAATAGCCTCATACTTTTTAGGCACGAGGTTCTCTGATTCTGGCTGTTCTACTACTTGTAAGGTCATGCTACGTCCGTCTTCCCATCTTTACCAATTAGTTTGTCGAAAAATTCAGTGCCTTTTTTAGCTACGATATCTTTAGGAATAACGTACTCGCCGCCTTCCACTTCAATTTCGCCGCCATTCTTCATCTTTACTCGTACTCCGCCATTGTCGTGGGATGGGCCGTTAACCATACCGCCAAACTCCATCTCTTGCATCGGAGGTTGTTGCATTGGCATCTGCTGCGCTGGCATCTGTTGCCCTGTAGATTCAATCTGTACGTCTGCCGCCATAGCCTTGGCTGCTGTAACAAGCGCGATAACTAGCCCTTGATCGTATTCCATTGGCAGATCATTTGGCCCTGCTAACCCACGATCAATAGCAAACTGTCTAAGCTGCGGGTACATAGCTGGGTTTTGCATAGCCACTTGAGCTAGCTGTGTTGCCATCTGAATCTCTTGCTGCGAAATTTCACCTGACTGGATACCAGCTTCAATAGCCGCACGAATACGCGCTACTACCTCAGGGTTCTTACTAAGCATGTCATTAACTTGCATGTCAGCCATTTGAGGATTAGGCATACCGCCTTGTGGCTGCTGAGGCTGTAGACCTGCTTGTTGTGGAGCCATACCCTGCATACCTGCGTTTGGTGGAACCATACCGCCTTGCTCGAATGTAGATGGTTGCATACGAAAATCTAATACGGGGTACTGAGGATTACCACCTTGGACACCTGTAGGGATATTTCCTACTGCCGCTTGGTTAACCCCAGGGGTAGGCGCTTGAATTAGTTGCTGTATACTTGGCGGTAAGTCCATAGATACAGTTGTTGGAATTGCTGCTGGTGTTGCTCCGCCAGCGACAGGAGTAGGTGCCATCGCTGCGGGTGTTGTATTTGGGGTCATAGCCATGTCACATCATCCTTTAAGCTGTCTTATTAAAGCATTTAACACTGTCCTGTTAAACGCTACATCATTTGCTAAAGTTTGCACATCTGTTAATAGCAAACCATAGTCCGTAAGTCCAGCAACCTCTTGGCCGCTGATTGTAAAGCCTGTACCCTTTGCGGATACCTGCCTCATATTCTGATCGGGTTGTTCAAGTAAAGTTATCTGGCCTCTAGTAACTGCTTTACTAGCTAGGTCAGCTTCACCGCGCAGGCCAGTAAGTAACTCCACGTTTTCCTTTACAGTGGTGATAAGTACACTCTGCCAGTCTGTGATTCCCCCTTGGGGAACTGCGGGTATTGCTGTAAACCTTGCCATTATGATGTCCTCAATCCGTAGGGTGTCTCTCCAAAGTGTATAGCTCTTACACGAGCGGAACCTGACACGCCCACTTCAAATGTATCCGATCTGTAGCCAGTTGGCAATCTGAATATGTCAGAAGTTTGTATAGACCCTTGGAAGACAAGCTGTTTATCTACCCAAAGTCTAAACGTTACAGGCTGAGTCCCCGTGTTAGCTTTCTGGTACTGTGTTTGTGGGTCGCCGTTTATGACGTATGTGTTAATTGAACCGCCAATAGTAAAAGTAACGCCGCCACTCTGGTAGTTAGTAGGCCCGTTAAGTGTGCCTAACTGCTGACTTCTATTCCAGATAGTTTGGTTAAAGTTTGCTAGCCCTAAGTTGTAGGCAATAATATTAGCAGCCTCCTGCGCAGATGTATCATAGTCAGCAATTACCCTAAACGCACCTAGGTTAAGGTAGTCTTTGGTGACAATGGTTTTGGACTTCCACTCCATAGGTGAGAGGACTTCCCCAGTATTATCCCACTCATATATCTCACCGTCATTACCATGAGTGTAGTACATGATGCCGGATTCAGGGTCTGTAAAGGCTGCGCTAAACCGGTATTGAATCTGTACAAAAAACCCACCGACTTTATCATCGCGCTCAAATATAAATGACTTGGTGCTGTGAGACCCAAAGTATTTCCCGTTATAAAAATGACCAACAATAGTAGACGGGTCTAGTGATGCGTTCCAAGTATCCCAGTCGTGAACAAACTGAGTTATAAGTTGGACACCGCCCCCACTAGGACTCCATGTAGCAAGGCCTCCATGTGTAGACCACACAACCCCATAACCCATATTAACAACAGACTGTTTGGACAAACAGGGGTATGGCGTGTCAATACGTGCTGACACCATTGTTGCTGGGTCGTTGCCAGATACTGAGTGCGGGAAGTCTTCTGTGAGTACAATTACATAACCTGCAACAGACTCAATAGCTACAATGTCGGAATCAAATGTTATCCTGTATTTTTCTGGCCACGCATGCGGCGTATCAGGGAATGAAAAACACAGCTGATTACCAAAAAACCCAACTAGAATATTGTTGTGTGAGGTTATAAGCCCCTGCATATTATCAGGTGGTGGGTCATACTCTTCTGATGGAATAATAGTTTCTAAGCTGGATACATTAAAATCATCTGTAAAGTTAAAGTCAGCGTCACCCCAGTACCTAGCAGCATTATCAAGACTTTCAGATACATCATGGTACACAGTACCCGCAGAAGCATTGGTCGTTCCAACATCAGTAGCAGTCTGTGCGTAACTAAATGTGTAGTCATCAGCAATCGCAGTAACTACACCGTCTGTAATGTTAAACGACGCAGTGGAACAATCTTTAATCTTAAACCTGTCGCCAACAATAAAGTTGTGTGGAAAATTTGTTGCTATTGTAGATACGTTACTAGCTCTCGCCACAGTGGCAATACTGATAGGGAACCATAACGTTGCTAATAAAAAGAAGTCCGTGGCAGCTGCAGAAGCTACGCTTCGGTACAACCTAATACCACGGACAAAGTTATCCCCCGACGGTTTAGCCGAGGGCAGGGAGGAGACAGTTACTGTTTGGCCTTCTTTGATGTATAGTTCGTTAGATACATTGGACGGTATGGATTCTTCATCCCACGGAGTGACAAACGTAAAAATATAAGTTCTAATTTGTGTGTTTCCTGCAAGGTCTGCTCTACCTGTGTTATTAGATGTCTTACTGACTTGATCGCCGGAGCTAAAATACTGAAACTCTGTAGCGCTTGTTACAGTAATCTCTACGTTCTTGGCGTTAAACCCTTTAGCCTCATCAGAAGTACCAAAGTCACGTATAGTTACAATGTTGCCTGTACGTAAGTTGTGGGCGGTATTACAGAAAAAAGTGGCTGTATTGCCTGAGTCGCGCTCGTAGTGAGTAGAGTTAACAACAGTAAAAGATGCTGCTGTCACGCTAGGTGTAGTGGTAGGGAGCGGTATCCCTAAATCGTAATATCCATTAGCAACTGGGTATGGTTCGCTGCCAGCTGTGGCTAACGCATAGTCAGATACTTTAGGCTTTCCGTCACCTGTGTAATAGAACCTCTGCGCGTTGTCTGCGCTATCTGACGCAACAGCAATGTCAACATCAGTAGCCCAAGACAGCCACACAAGCGCATTGGAGGTGGGGTCACGCAACGCATGAAGGGTTTTAGCTTCAACGTTACGTTCTGTATTATCCACTTCTTTAGGCGTGTGGTAAGGTAGCAAGTCGCCAGAGTAAAGCTTTACGTTAAAGGCTTCTTGGGCCACGCCGTCAGGTAGCAACTCCGAAGATATCTTCGGTGCTTCGCCTAGAAACTTTGTAAGCTTTACTGACGCCATTAGTTCACCATTTTTAACGCAGCTTCAAGCGTCTCATTATTTCTGCGAGTCCAGCCTTTACCGAAGCTATCAAATGTAGAGAGGGACTCATAGAAACTTTGCCTGATATTCTTGTAATTTTCAAGTGTATTCTCAATCCCGTGATGTTCGACATATTCATTAAGAGCGCGTAAAGTATTGGGGCCAATACCCCCATCTACCTCTGTGCCAATCATTTCTTGTAGTTTCTTAGCCGCTCTCCCAGGCCCAGAATTTACACTCCAGTCAAAAACAGCGAGGTCAAGTCCCGCAGGTATGTGTTGGCATTTTGCTCTCAGCCAGTAGTTCTTCTCGTATATTGGAGCAACATCTTCTGGTGTAAGCTCCTTCATATCCTTAGTGCCGCCCCACTCTTCGTAGACACGTTTAGTTACACCAAGGTTTGTTTCGCCACCTGGATCTCGGGGGTGGTTTACCCAGCCGCCTTCGTGGTGCAATATAAGCTCTAAGCAGTGCTGAAAGTTATCTTTACTCATTTTGTTAAGCCCTTTGCCTTTTCATAGCTACGCATCCCGCCTAGTCCTAATAATCCTAATAATACAGTCATTAAGCTGTCCATATCAAACTGAGGGTAGGCTACTGGCTCAACTCCCATATAGGCAGTTACTACATCCATAGTCGGAAAGACTAAAAAGTGAGCGAATAGAGCCAAGCTACAGCACCAGCCAACACTTGGTCGCCAGCCCGCCACAAATATATTCCGTGACTTTGCCTCTTCTGCATTGATAGCCAACTGACCCTTGGCAAGCTCTTGAGCGTGACGTTCAGCCATTGTAGCTATTTCGTGAGCCAGCTTGTTCTTCTGGTCTTTGTCCTCGACAAATTTGCCGATTAAATCAGTAGCTGGGCCGATTAGTGCTTGTAACATTAGTATACCTCTCCTATCATTAGTCTAACAGCTTCGCCACTTGCGGCTTACCATCTGGGCCGGTTTCAAACTCTACTTCGCGTTTTTCGCATGAGTACCTAGTACCTTTAGAGTCCTTCCATCCTAGCCGTTCAATCTTACGCTTTACACTTAAACACTCAGAAATACCATCTCTGTGAGTATATTCTACTGCTTCGCCGCCCATGTACAGAATAAGAACTATAGTTAAAACACCCATCATTCACCGCCGTTCCTTAGTTTTTCTAGGTTCTCTTCTAGATTACTAATGCGCTTTTCGTAGAACTCCAGTGTTAATTTTTGCTGTTGGTCATATGGAGCGCGGCCTTCTTCTATTTCGGTAGTTAGTTTTTCTAGCTCCGAAGCTATATGTTCTATCAACATAAACTGTTCAGAATCAGCTGGTAGACTACCCATCTCTCCGCGAGGCCACTTAATCCGGAACTCTGTGTTATGTTCCAGATCAGACTTCATCATAGTAATGTTTGTTTCAATTTGGTTTAGCCGCTCTATGATCCCAAAATAAGCCCAAGTAGCAACAGACGCAGCAACAACCATCGAAAGAATATTTCGAAGTGGTAGAGCTACTTCTGTGTTCTCGCTTATTTTAGCTGCCATACTCCAATCACTTCCTGCTCATCCACGCGGTTGTACCCATGTATGCACCGACGATACCTGCGCCTGAGATATAGAATAAATTACTTATGTCGGATAAAGCTGTAACTCTGTCTAACGGTATAAAAAACATAGACAGTGTAAAAGCACCCATTGAGATTAGCGTATAGCGAGCCATACGTAGTTGGGCTAAATGTTTGCGGAGGTTATCTTCTGTTTCACGAATCTCTTTAGCTCGTGCCATTTCTTCATCAGAAACAACGCCGTCGTCATTCATATCATATGCGTCGTATTTGCTTTGATCTTCTAGTTTCTTAGCTGCCATACTACGCTCCTCCTGCTGCGCGATTCCGCTGGTACAGCCACCAGACAAAAATCCCAAGAGCTGCTATTCCGATAATAAAACACACAACTAAAACAGAAACTTCTATCCACCACTGTATCTTTTTCTTGTTCGCCTCTTCTGCTTCTCTGCGGGCTTTACGCGCTTCTACTTGGAACCGCACCCAATCTTGCCAAAGTCCGGGCCTACCACAGTATATCATTATCTGCTTCAGCTCGTCTTCTTGCTCTTTAACGCGCTCTAAGGCCATAAACTCTTCGAAGTCTGTTGACTGATGAGCGGCCTTTTTCTTATTTACTTTTTTCTGTAGGGCTTCTTTTGCCCCTACAATTTCACCTATTTTACCTGCGTATTGGCTTAGCTCTCTCCCATTGGAGACAGCATTTTTTATGACTGCAAACGCTGCGTTAGCGGCAGCAAGTTCTGCTAACATCAGCCACTACTTTGTACCACTGGGTTTCTTCATTATGTTATACCCCATCTGCGTAGCTAACTTTTTTAGGGCAGCAGCAGACATTTGAGGAGTAACGGGGGTCTTGCCGCCTGAGCCATACTTTTTTATTTTGCCGCCACTACCATAAGAAGCCATAGGTTTTTTCTTATCAGTTTTCTTTTTGTTCATCATGCTGAACCTCCTATTAAAATTGCGCTGAGGATAGACCCCATGCCAACTATTATTGCACCTGCTGCAACAATTAAAATCCGCTCAAGACGGTCAACCCTAGTTATAAAGGTCTGATACCTTTCGGCACAGACCGCTTCGTGGGTTAGTATTTCTTGCTGTAGCTCAGCTACCGTCATCTTCGCCACTCTTAGCCTCCGTTACAGCTTTAGTTTGGTCGTCTATCTTTACCTCTACTTCTTCCGGCAAATCCGGTTCCTCTACAAGAACGCAACCCTCAGGCACTTTGTCTGCTGTTCTAGCAAACGTACCGTTAGGAAACATATATAGAGGAGTAGGTTTCATTACTCTTGCAACTCCGCAAGTTTTGCGTTCCACTCAGCTTCGGTAGGTTTAGGCCCGCCAGCTTCTGCTGCGTCCCACACTTTTAGGTTTTCGTACTCATACCCACCGGCTAGCACCCACCCGTCGCCGGTAGGGCTAAGCGCACGAGCTACTAAAACTCCAATAGGTGCTTCAATATTCACGCTATGTACTCCTCTACAACCCATGTCGCATTTTTATTATAGCTACTCTGGTAATTAATCCAATAAACTGTATCGCCGGTGCTCCATCTATACCCTTCAAAATAGAAGTGGAGGTTGCCTGTGTATGCCAATATGTTTGCAGTTTCAGTGCTAGTTTGGGCTAAGCCACCACCGTGAGCAGTATCGTAATAGATAGGGATATTCGCGGTAGTGCTACCACCGTAACCATCCATACCCCAACCATGAGTCATGCCATCTGGAAGCAGCCCAACAGTAAAATAATTAGCGCCCGCGTTGAATGTAGCAGGTGTGTTAGATAAACACATTTGCACTCTTATACCGCAACCTGAGCCTCCGGTATCATTATACATAGGGAAGCAACCGCGGATACGAAGATGTGTATCATTACGCCTTTTGTTATATGTACGTATATTTCCGTTGGTGGCCGGAGCATAAGCATCTTTGTTTGTGCCGTTAATTGAAATTGTTTCCCAAGCTGTTGTTGTTTGTACCGTTGAAGCACTGCTACCGTACCCTGAATTAAACGATCTGGAACTTACAATAAGCCCTGACGATCCGTCTACATCCGCAGGAAGTGTTACAGTCTTACTTGATAAATCTAAAGTATTTGCTAGTTTTGCATCGGTTACTACAGTATTATCAATAGTATAAGTAGCCCCAGAATTGCTAACAGTAATATCGCCATAGTCTGCATCTGCAACAGCTGATTCAGCTTGAATAGCTTCAAACAGAGCGGCTACGGGGCGTAGCTCAATACGGTCTCCAATGGCGAAAGCTGTTGCTGTAGTGTCATCTTGCGCACGAATAACAGTCATAGAGTCCGTGGAACGCGCAGTTACCTTTACAATCTCTAGATTATTAGAAGTATCCACGAGAGTAGCAAAAAAATACTCGCCAGAACCAAGAGTAGGAAATCGGGTACCCTGCCCCGAATCAACGGTAATAGTAGTGTCAGTAGTATTAATACCAGCTGCAAGTGTACCGAAAGCATTATTTGAAACTTTTACACCCATTAGTGATCCCCCTCAATAAGTACCCAACCCACCGAGTTTTCGTCCCAGTAATAATCACCATCGCCATCTGGTCTTGCAGTAGGTGCTTCCCATAAGTAAGTTGAACTATTTAGCACCCAACTAGGAAAAGGTTGTGGCGCGTAAAAAGCATCTGCAACAGCGTCGTATGTAAAACCAACGCCAGCAAAATTTTTGCGTATCGGGCGATCCTCTGGATGCTGCCCACCGACGGTATTATATGATGTCTGGATCCACTCTCCGGCAGAACTATCTACAAAGGTGTCAAAAAATTCTTCTTCCGCAACAATAACTTTAGTTACAATTCCGTTAACTACTTTTGCGTAATGTGCCATGTTGCCCTCCCTATGCTAACTGATACCGTATGACTACAATACCTGAGCCGCCATTGCCGCCTTTAAAAGTTCCGCTTCCAGGGCCACTGCCGCCGCCGCCAACTGTAACAGTAGTAGAGCCAGGTGAAACAGAAACGCTAGTTAAAGCTCGCATACCGCCAGCTCCTCCGCCGCCGCCTGATCCAGATCCAGCTCCTCCGCCGCCGCCAGAACCTTTATTGGTGTCGCCGTTTTGGGCATTAGAACTACCATCGCCGCCATTGCCGCCGCCTCCAGTGCCGCCTTGGCCATCGCCGCTGTTTGTGCCACCACCGCCACCGCCTGCGTAAGTAACATTTGAACCTGTTCTAAAATCGTTAGCTAGACCGTTTCCGCCGTTACCTGCTTTGCTACCTGAAATCTGTGTTTGTCCAACTGCTCCAGCACCGCCGCCGCCGCCGCCGAGGTCTCCAGCTGTGTGCCCTGAACCGCCGCCGCCATTGTTTCCTTGTCCTGATGTCCCTGAGCCGCCAGGTGAGTCACCATTTTGGTCATCACCGCCGCCGCCTCCGCCTGAGCCGCCGTTATTTCCTGATTGAGCTGTGTCACTGTCGTTAGACCCGCCGCCACCGCCGCCGCCAATCGAGGTGTTCGACCCAAAACTACTATCATCCCCGTTTCCCCCTCTACCTGTGCTACCGGCTCTACCGCCGCCACCGCCTCCAGCGACAATCAAAATGTCAGAGCTAAGTGCCGAACTGTTAGAATCTACAACAAAAGAGCCAGAAGAAGTAAAGCTATGTACTCGGTAAGAACCATATGTTGTTATTGTACCGCCTGTAGGTTGAGCTAAAGCAGTTTTAGACACAGATCCAGATGAAGTACCGTCTGAGTTAGTAGCACTAATGGATACAACATTACCAGCTGTAACATTACTAAACACCGAAGAAGGCACTGTTACTGTAGCTGCTGTATCTGAAGTAGGCGTGACTGTTACGTTTTCGTCGATAGAGTCTGACGACTGAGTAAAATTAACGACTAAGTTAGCCGTCTGAAAACCTTTGCCAGTTAGAGTTAGTGTAGTAGCAGCCCCAGCATATAAGTTACCTGAAACACTATTTAATATAGCAATTATAGAAGAAATTTTTAACCAAGATGTACCATTAGAATAATACACAACGTCATCGTCAGTGTCATATCTAATATGACCCTCAGTAGCACTTGCTGTAGGTTGTTGTGCTGTAGTACCTTTTGGTAGCCCAAAAGACCCAGTGGACGAAGAACCTTTATCGTATGGATTAGCCGCGTCATCTAGCCCTTGAGCTGTAACACGAAGCTCAACCCTGTCTCCAATCGCAAACGCCCGAGCTGCCGTGCTCTCTTGCGCCCGAGTAATCGTTAGTACGTCTGTTGATCTAGCAGTACACTTTACAACTTCAAGATTGTTGCTTGTGTCGATAAGTGTGGCGTAAAAATATTCACCACTAGCAAGAGTAGGGAAACGAGCGCCTTGCCCACTAGACAAGGTAATGCTAGTAGCAGAGTTATTTATACCTGCGTTCAGTGTACCAAAGGCATTGTTTGCAAATTTGACGCTCATTTGTTAGCCCCTTAGTTTACAGTAACAGTCCAAGTAATACCTAGAGTGTCAGCTGCTCCTTTGTTGATAACAGAAAACACTGTGCGGCACAACATATCGCCACTTGAGCTGGCGTTAAACAAGCCTGCCTCTGTGATAGCGCCGGTACCCGTACCAGCCCCAAACGTAGCAACATATGCTACTGCGTTAGCTGTGACTGTCGTAGACGTAAGTGCTACGCGTCCTGCCTCAGTACCCAGTGCAGTATTATTAGCTGCCGCTGCAGTGCTACCTGTGCCAATAGCCATATGAGACAAAGCAGCATCAGTAGTATCTTTAAGCCGCGAGGCGATAAGATTTTTACCGGCGGTAACAACTAAATTAGGTATAATGGTTTCTTGAGTTACATTTCCGTTAGGATTTGTGACCGTGATCTTCAACTCACCGGTCACTTTGATAGAATCTTGAATCATGGTCAGCTCCTATTTACAAGATTGTTCTAGCACCTACCGTACTGTTGCCAGCATTGATAGGCGTTTGGTTGAAGTAGTATCCGCCCAAAGCTCGGTCATCTTCATCAACATCAGTATAATGAAAGTTGACAAGAAGTCCAGCTGAACTTGCATCGGGTAAAGTTATACGGTCTGAAGCAAGCATAGCAGTGTTAAAAGGTTCAGCTGCCCCTATAACGCCCGTATTAGGTACGTAGTAAGCAACACCTGATATTGTATATGAATAAGGCTCCTCAAGAAATCCTCTATACCCATCAGATACAGATACAAAATCTGGGTACATGTATTCAGAATCGCCGAGTGTTAATATTGTGGCCACGCTTTCTGTAGCTGTAACAGCGTCTGATTGTGGTGGGCGTATGTCATGTACTATAGCCTCAGCTGCAGTTACTGCGTCCGCCGCAGGAATACTAGGCTCAAGTTTAATACCCTCCACAGCAGTAAAAGAATCAGTTAGTACACTATTAGGCTCTAAAGCTATAGCTTCTACTACAGAGGTCGCATCGTTATCAGCTAGCTCCCCTACCGCAATTTCCTTAACGTCCGTCTCAGTGGCCGTAGTGGCGTCCGCAAGCCCTTTATTAAAATCAAAGTCGTCAATAACGTCCGTAGCTGTAACTGGGTCTGGGTCTACGTCAGCATCAGATAAGTCAAAGTCTACGCTAGATGTAAAAGTTTTTATGTTCGACTGCACCGCGTTGACAGCATCTGAAGTAGGTAGTGTAACTTCATTTGCTATAGCTTCTGTTACCGACACAGCATCGGTCAATACTTTACCTACTTCAAAATCATCAATAGCCTCAGTAATAGCCACTGTATCTGATTTAGCTGGCTGTATTTGCCTAGTCGAAACTTCCGCCGCAGTTACTGCATCAGTCTTGGGTATATTAGGTTGGTTAGAGATAGCCTCAGTAATAGATACATCGTCGTTATCAGCCAGTTCTGCAACTGTTACTTCTTTAGCGTCAGCCTCAGTAATACTTACAGGTTCAAAATCTACCGCAGGGGTAGACGGATCAAAATCAACTATATCATCAAAACTTATGACAATCTGTGCGTCGGTAACAGTAACCGTTTCTGCAAACACTGGCTGCGCATCAAACACAGGGTCTGCGTCAGTAGGTAGCGCAACATCATCGGGTTCTTCTTTGAGTACATCTAGCGCTTTTGTTAGCTGAGCAGCAAACCCTCCCGCTGCGTCTTCGCCATCTCCCATAAACACAGCCTCAGAGACAAGATTAGTTTGCTCTAATACTAATGGGCGTGCTGCTGGGCTAAATATTATAGTGGCGGGATTAACTTTAGCTTCTATATAACTAGGGCGTGCTACTGCAACGCTAATATCGCTTACAACAGCGGCAGCGCCAATAGATAATACAGTTACACTAAGCCCTATCTTCATATGAGATTATCTCTAACCCTGAAACTCAGTGTTTCATAAACAGTCTGTGTGCCAGCGCCCGATGTTGATACAACAACCTCGCCCTCATACTGACCGGCATCTAAGTTAGTAAGAACGCCGCCGGAAAAATCAAATTGTACTTTGCCGTCTGTACCTGTGTTAACTAGGCTACAGTTAATCGTGCTAAGTAAAGTGCTAGTGTTAGCTTTGCGGAAACGAACAGATACACTCACAGACGACGGTGATAAGTCATACGGGCTATCAGTAGACTCATCAGTAAGCGTGAGGATAATTACTGGTTTAGAGTCACCTTTAACAAGTCTAATTGTATCTGCCATATTTCACCTCACGCAAATCTTTGGTTCTGTACACGCATAGAGCCTCTGCCTGTACCTAAGTTAGCTCTAGCCCTGCGCTCTGATAGTTTGTAAGCAAACTGTTTTGCGTGGTATGACGCTAGCTCTCTATCACTCCATGTGCGATCTGGTAACACCAAAAGATGCTGCAACGCCCCGTGCATAATTACATTTTCTAAATCATCTAATGGTGTCTGATCCATCTCGTAGGCTGTGCGTAGGGGCTTAAGAGCTACAATCATACGTACATCATAAACAACATTAGCGTCCGGTATTGGTGCTACAGCAAAATGATCTGGGTCTATAGATGTTATATATCTAGGAGTAGAGTGCTCATCTGACGACACATACGGCCACTTGGGGTATATATCGTGCAGCTGCTCTAAAGAAATTGGGGTTAATTTTTCCCCATTTACTGTAGCAGTTAAGATAGCATGTACCTCAGAAAAATCTGGTGGGTCATACGCATAATCATGCCCGCCTGGGTTAAGTCGTATCTGAGGTTGCTCATAGCGCCACGCTAGGGTGCGCTCACACGCCTCTATGGCTGCATCTCGTACATACTGCTCTACAACTACGTTAGGGGCACCAGGGACGCTTGGAGCGAGCCTAGTGACGATTTCTCTAAAAGCACGGTTTGGCATTATACAACATCCTCCCTCTCAAGTCCGCCACTCTCAGGATCAGTAATCGCACGAGACTGTGCGGCAACACCTAAGGCCTGAGTAAAGGATTGCTGGAACAACTGTGCACGTTGAGAGTTTACATGCTCGTTATCAACAGACTCTGCTATAAACACTGTAGCATCAATCACCACAGGGAAATAGGCATCCGGTAGTAAAGCAACAGTTTGAGTGCCTGTATATACAGCAGGGGTCTTAGAATACTCCCCGATTAATATCTGATTATCGGGGGCTTTAGGGTATATAAAAAATTTATTTGGGTTACGGACATGCCGCATAAAGTTTACAGTAGCTCCTGCTGGGTCATTCATCCATGTTGGGTATGCTTGATCCAGAGCTTCACGGTTTGTTTCAATAATCCCAGCCCCGTCTTTTACAGAGTAGATTTCGATCAAACGTATAGAATCAGCTGGGGCTGATTGCACAACAGAATTAAACGTACAGGGTATTTCTTCGATGGAAGCAAAAAGATCAGGGCGCAATACAGCTATACGTTTTAGGGCTTGGTTAGCGAAGCCCAACAATACATCATCACTATAACGATACGGTATATTCGTATCCTGTATGATGCGCCTAACCTCTGTGATTACATCATCTAAGATCATTCTTTAGCCCACGCTTCGTTTTCTGGTGTGTCTGGATCATCAGACATAAAATGCCCGTTATCATCACGCGCACGAACCAATCCTCTAGTCGCTTCATCTGCAAGCTCTGGCGGAGTAGTATCTGGCTCCTCAGGCACTTCAGTTTCCAAAGATACTTTAGACTTGCGCCCTTTTTGTTTCTTTGGGATAAATTTCTCTGGGAACGCCTGTTCCTCAGTGACTTCAACAGTCTTAGGGTTATCAGCTAAGATTTCATCCCACTCGTAAATTTCACCGTCAGTTATATTTTTAAGCCATCGTCCACTCATAATAGTCTCCTTACGCTTTCCAGTTAACTCGTTTAGACGAGCCTTTTTTCTTCATTGCGGCCTTCGCTGCTGCAGTTTTACACTGCGCCATAGTCGGGCGGCACGCAGGGTATCCCCTCTTACTATCACTTTTTGACCCACTTCGTCCACAAGGTTTACCTGTCTTGCAGTCAACCCAGCCTTTGCCGTTGTTCTGGCCAAACCATTTTCGTAGGGATGCACCCTTCTTACTTTTTCTTACTGCCACTTTTATTACCCCAGTTTGCGGCACCTACTTTCCTACATTTAGCCAAAGCGCCCGATGCGTACGCGCTGGGCCAAACTGAATAGCGGGCCTTTACTTTATAATAACAAGCGTCTTTTTTAGCTTTTGCTTTTGGAGCTGCCATTTTATCACCACTTCTTACAAGACCAGTAACGAGCGGTCATTTTCGAGGGGGGTCTGCTATCACACCCATGCCTCGCACGAAAATTCTTACGCCGTCCTGGCTGATCTTTTTTAATAGTCATATTAGCATCGCCGAAGCGAATAATTTTTTCTTTACCGTTTTGGCACGCTTTAACCACAAACTTTTTACCGCCAGAAACTTGACGTTTCGGTTTGTTGCAGGCCATCTTGGACTTATCAATTTTTGCCATTATGCTTTAGCCTTTTTCTGTGCCGTAGCGCTTAATTCTTTTAGATGAAATAAACGTTTACTGTTTTTGCCATGTGTTTTCCCAGAATGTAGCTGGCCATTAGGCATCTTATGTGAATCGCCTTTATACTCAGTCCCATCACGAAAATAGTGTTTCATATTTTTAGCCACATGTACCTCCTAGGTAGAGGAGGGGGCCGAAGCCCCCAACTCACTTTAGTTTATGAACAATCAACCATAACAGCTGTAAGTTTCATAACTGCTGTATCAGCGGCGTTGACTGTAACAACGTCGATTGTATCAGCAGCAGTGTAATACTTACCCTGCTCAAAGGCGTCAGTTCCGGCGACAGAGATATATGCTGCAGTAGCATTACCATTTACGCCGTCAAGGTAGCCATCTGGGTTATCGCCATCACCAACATCAAGTGTAAGTGTTCCGCCCTCAGCAGTAGTAACCTCAAGCGCCACATGTGTAACCAAGGTTTTTGCTGGAACTTTAATAACTTCCAAGATGTCAGCTGCACCCAATGCAGTCAAACCAGCTGCGGCGCGAGCCGTAGTGATTGCTGCAAAGTCCAGATCTACAGTTATGGATGAAACTCGGTTAATACCTGCAGCTACGTGCGCGGCACCAGTACCTAAGTTATATCCTTTACCATCGTTATAAGTAGCCATTATCAAGCCCTCCTATTAAAGCGTTACGATAGCAGTTGAGAGCGCTTCAGGCTTCACCACTTTGTAACCATATACTTGCAGGCCACGAATGATGTTACCAAAAGTTGTCTCAGACCGGATGGTTTCCATGTTTGTCATCTGTGATGCAAACGTAAAGCCCATCTTATGACCACCAAGTACGCTAAACTCACCGCCTGAAGTTTTCTTCAGATTGTGAGACACGTAAAGGGTGAAACGATCAATCATGCCGAGGCGACCATTCCGTAGAGGGGATGATCCATCGCCAGTGATAGATGCGTCTTTAAGGTCAGACTGCTTGATATAGCCAGCCATCTTGGCAGGGATAACCATGAAGCGATCCTGCTCAGGAGCATTAGCTTCGTCAAGTACGGTACCCATGTTGATGATGGTATCAATGACGTTAGAGCTTGTGATAGCAACAGGAGTACCTGCTACACCCAAGTTGATGTCGCCAGAGATGCGGCCAGCTGATGAGCCTTTGTTGTTTGCGCCAACGTCAGGCAACAGGTCTGTCAGAACACGCTCGTCGATCTTGATCTTCATACGCTCAGAAGCGTCTTTAGACCACTGATCCATCAATGCGATGTCAGACTGAACCTGATCAACATCGTCTTCAACACAAGCGAAGTATTCGCCTTTGTCAATTACGAGCTGCAGCTTCGCTTTGTCAGGGTTTTCGACTGCAAGAGTCTGGCCCTTAACGTAGGTTTTGATGGTGATCTCTGGAGTTGTACGGATATTAACCGTGTCACCCATGTTACGGATTTCACCTTCGTAGTCAGTGTTAGAGATTGCGGATAGGACAGTCGCATCGTAGAAGTTCTCGATGAGCTTGCCCGACCAAATCTCGGGGATAAAGTTGCCCGTGTAGTCCGGACGACCTGAAGATACTGCAAAAGCCATGTTAGCCTCCTATAAGTTATGCAGTGACAATTCGACCTTCTCTCTGTGCTGAGAAAATGTCGCGTTCTATTCGGCCACGTTCTTCGTCCCGACCTTTGTACTTACCTTTACGTACAGCATCAAAGAAACCTTCGATATCTGCTGGTGAGTATGTTTGGCCTTCAGATGGCATAGTATTAGTCCCTGAACGACCTCGCCCTGGGGATACTTGC